CTCCACCGACGCAGACTCCAGCTGGTCCGAAGAAGACTCGGAAGGCGCAGGCTGTGTCGTAAAGCCAAGTAAAGACCAAACAAGGGATCCCTTCGGGGGGGTGTGACAAATCATTCTATCATCAATAAAAAACACCTTTTCCTTTTCAGGAAAGTCTAGTCCCTTGCTCATTGCACACTCAAAGGGAACAAGAGACACCTTTTTGCATTTATCACAGGCGTGAACCTTTGGCATTTGTTTGAGCATATCTACAGTGACCAAGCGCATATTGCTACGCAGGCACCTCTCGAGAACTAACAGTGGGCTGATCCAACCCTCTGAAAGACACTGCTCATGAACATTATCCGGAATCATTCCCCAGAAGGTCTCACCCTCTTCCCAACCATCCTCCTGTAGAAGCGTGCCGAAGGAGTTCTCCTTATACCACAGCAGCGCCATGTCTGCGTTGTTATCCAGTTTGTGCTCTGTTAACCCAACACGATCGAGATCATCCTGCTCATACAGCCAATAGACATTTGCGTGGGTATACGACGGATCACGTGCGCCCCGATAGACCTGCCGCCCAGCCATGGTCCAGAGATCCGATACGATGTTGATATCGTGCTCTGTGATATCTGTGCCTACTGGATAAATAACCGACCGATCAATTGTCGAGAACATTGTGCACTAGGTAGATTATTCAAAAGTAACCTTTACCGTAACATCATGGTGACGAATCGACTTTGTAGCCGAACGACTCAGCTCGTGGCGCTTGCGCCTCTCACCATCCTTGGGCTGGATCACCTGCGAACATGCCTCCATATCTGCATGGATCTCATCGTAATGTGTATCCAGATACTCGAGCACCTCATCCTGAATCACCCACTCAAAAAAGTTCAGTTGCCCCACTGTTGTATCCAGCCCGCGGAACTGGATGCGCTTCCATCTGCAGAACGGGTCAAACATCTTTTTGTTGTAGGCCTTGAGATGCGACTTGTAGAACAAATACACAATGACGTGATGGTCTCCCTTAGCCATGAAAGAGACATTATGCTTCTTTGAGTAATTGGTAACAAACCAATCTAGAAGACGAAGGCTCAGACGAGACTTACCAGTAAGAATCTCCTCGACACGGCTGAAATTTTCAGGGATACTGTAGAACTTCTCGAGGCGGTGAAGAACCCACTGCTCCTTGCTCTGAATCGTCTCCATATCGATTCTATGTATCAGCACTGAAAATGAGTTTTCGCAGTTGACGCATAAAGAAACGCAACATGGAGTCTGTCGTAACCGAGTGGCTCAAGGATCCACCCTATACGCATTTGAAGAACCGTCTTAAGCCCTTGAGTATGCTTCTTACCCTGACTATCCCCGGACTCAGCTATACACAAGCTCGCAGGGCCGTATTCTCTGCAGCAGAGGAGGCGATGAAAGGACCCGCTGGACATGCATGGATGCGTGACCGATGTGTGAGGCGAACCATTCGAATCTACGGAATGAATGACCAGCGAACCACTGCCTGGCATACCAAGCGCGGTGAGATGGTGACGGCATCTGAAGTCTCCGGAGTCTTTACCGGAGGAGAGACGCGTCGAGCTCTGGTCATTCGCAAGTTAGAGCCGCCCCAGCCTACCGGAAGCCACCCAATTTCTGCACTCATCTGGGGCACACGGTTTGAGCCGATCGCAAAGGCAATGTATGAGGCCGAAACAAAGTGCCGAATTGTTGATGTATCGTGTGTTCAGCATTCTGTCCATACATTTCTTGGTGCATCTCCAGATGGTATCATCTTCCCCGATGACCCAAAGGATGTGCGAAGATATGGACGGCTTGTTGAATTCAAGTGCCCGATCTCGCGGCCACAAACAGAGGGAATCCCGGATGCTTACGTGCACCAGATGCAGATGCAAATGGAGTGCACGGGGATTGATGAATGTGAATATGTAGAGTTTCGCTTCAAGCAGATCTTCTCATCTGAATGGATTCAGTCAACCGAGACAAAGGGTGTGTTTGCTGTCTTTGATGATCAGACGGTTGATTACAAACCGCCGGATATGCAGCTACCCGAATGGCAGGCGAGTGTTACGGATCGTGAGCCGCAGTATATCTATTGGAAGCTGCTGTCCACAAAGAAGGAGTTTCTACCTAAGGATGTTACATGGTTGCCTCGGCATCTTCCAGCTCTCCGTGAGTTTTGGGACGAGGTCCTTCTTCACCGTGCCGCTGGAACCATGCCGCCGCCGCCTCCTCCCAAGATTCCTACACTGAACATTTGACCACACCTGGAAAGTAATAGCCGTCAATGTAGATGTTCGGATCATTGAACCACTTCTCCGGCATCACAATTTTTCTGTTTTGGTTCAGAAATGCACCCCACCAGGAGAAGCTGGAATTTGGACATATACATCCTCCACACTTACTCATGAGAAGCAAAGTGTCAACCTCATTCTCGTGAATGAAGGTGTGTTGAATTCCACTGATCCAGGGCCGAGTGGATGCATATGGAAAGTCATTGGTAAAGATAACGAACTGCGTATCAGCAGGGAACTCTGCAATTGCCCTGCCATAGTAATCATCAAGCTTGATATCGTGTAACCAGTGATTCACGTAGTCTCCACCACGCACATGGATGAATACTTTGTTACCAATATCTGGATACTTTGCAAGAACACCGGTGTTGAACCACAGGCGCTCTTTGAAGGACTCGTCTACATACTGCCAGTTCTGAAAGTAGCCATGAATACGGGCATTGTGAGGATTATCAAGTGCACTTCTCCAATCATAAAATACGTAAGATGATTCTTGGATATTCAAAGGGAATGTAGGTGGATTTGAAGCGATTGACCAATTTCTAAATAACGAGTTGAAATAGTTCTCCTTTGAATGATGTGATTCAGTATGGCTACAAATAATAGTCTGCCTGCCAGACCTTCGCGCAATATGGTCAACAGCTGCAAGCTGAAATAGCTGATTACCTAGACCACCTGCAAGCCCAACTGTGATCATTAAACCCTTAAGCGTAGTCCGTTTAAACAGTCAAAGGAGTATATAATTATAGATATGTCTCTCGAGAATGGGTTTCAGCATGTAGTCTCAACTCCCTCTGATATCAATCAGCATATTCCTCTTTTATTTGCATATACAAAGAGGTGTTCATCAGTTGTAGAGTGCGGTGTTCGTTCAATCGTAAGTTCTTATGGATTTGCGCTTGGGCTGGTCGGAACCCCTAACAATAACTATGTTATGATTGACACTGGGCGTTCCGACCAAATTGAACCGTTTCTTAACCTCTGCAGAGATAGGGGGGTGAATGCATCCTTTGTTGAGCAGAGTGACCTAGAATGTCCGTTGGTTCAGACAGATCTGCTTTTTATTGATACCTGGCATGTGTATGGTCAGCTCAAGCGAGAGTTGGCTCGTTGGCATGGATCGGTTGCGAAGTATATTATTATGCACGATACCACTACCTATGGAGAACAGGGTGAGTCCGCACTATGGGGACACAACCCGGTGGTCCATAGCCAACAGTCTGGGTTTCCTATTGATGAGGTTCTCAAGGGACTTTGGCCCGCAGTGGAGGATTTTCTCAGGGAGCACCCGGAGTGGAAGGTTGAACTTCGCCTAACGAACAATAACGGTCTCACAATCCTCACTCGCTCATGAAAAAGTTAGTATGTTGCAGAATACGATAAAAGTTATCACAGTCTTGAAGGGTCATTGAATGACATGTGATGATATTGTCAATACGGACATTTCCTTGGTGACATGGCCACCCCGTGTAATTGCAGCCCAAGAAAGTATTCTCATCCGCTTTAATAGTCTTGACATCGTTGAGTTGTGTTTGCAGTAAATAACTCATGGCAAGATCACATGCGGGTTTTCTGTTTTGTTCACCCCATTGAAGACATACATCAATCCACCGATCAACCGCTGTATCGCATAATGGGTAGAATGCTGCAAGCGCCGCTCGAGATAAAACAAACCCTGCGCCACCAGAGTGAAAGTAATACTGTTTTCCAAGGATATCTCGTGTGTCACCATGACCTCCGATATATAGCTTGTCGTTTGCGTTGAACCTATTTAGAAATTGTAAAAGCTTTGGAATGTTAATAAATGTATCTGTTCCACAACACATGACAAATTCAGGATTGTGCTGTTCATATACATGTTTCAGGCCAAGAAACTGTTTATATGATGCAGACATGTAGTCATTACTCACTCCTGTAAGATAGACGTATTGATCGCCAATGAACTCGCTTGATCGCTCTTCACCCAGAAAGAAAAGTATCTTCA